GTTGTTAGCTAAAGGTATTTTTATATAATTACTCATAACTTTAATTTTAAGCAGAAGCAGGATTTTCAGCTTTAATCTGAATATCTACAACTTGATAGTTAATAATAGTAGAGGCGTCAGCGTCTCTAGCACCAATTAATTCAAACTCAGGTGTTGAACTTGGGTTTTGATTGGCACTTGCAATTAAATCTTTAAGATTTTCTATATCTTGATCAGTTACTACAGTCGCAGAACCAGTCGTGTAGTCTATAGAAGCTCTTAAAAAATCACCAGCATCCATAGAAGGAGTAGAATAATGTATATGAATTACATCATAAACACTACCACTAGTCGCAACTTTATCTACTTGATAGACATCTTCAACATTGACACAAGTGTATCTTGGTTGAAGAGCCGTTGGTCCCGAGTTATATATCGGGAGTTTAATCATATTTGGCATAATTTTTATTATTTAAAGATTAATAAAGAGAGTGACAAAAGCCACTCTCATTATAAAATTATTAAGCTCCTTTAAACAATACAAAATTGTTTGCAGCTTGTGTAACTAAACATCTTTCAGATAAGAAACTTACAGTCATCGCATCTAAAGTGTCAGTATAAGCACCACCAACAGAACCAGTGATCCAAGATTTCATTCTTCTGTCTTCTGTTTGAGAAGCTCTATATCTTATATGTAAGAATGGTCTACGGATGTTTGAACCTAACATTTGATCATACACTGTAGTAGTTCCAGCAGGAATCATTACACCGTCAATCTCGTTAGATAATCCTCTTAATGAAGCATCATTTAGATATTTCCAATCAGTTTTGTAGAAGTCATAAGAACCTCTTCTGAAACCAGAAAATCCAAAGTTAAGTGCCATGTCACCATCGTTCTCAAATAAACCATAAGAAGCAGCTTGAGTAGAAGCAAATCCACCGTTAACAGCAGCAATCATATCGTCAAAGTCAAGAGCAGTAGCTCTAGATAAGAATAACATGTTTTCTTCAATAGCACCTTGCTTGTCTAATTGCTTAAGGATTTCATCGAAATCAGCTAAAGCACCTGAACCAGGAGCAGCAGCACCAGAAAAACCAGAGTATACATTACCTCTGTTTTCAATAGCAGAAAATAAACCTTCTGAACCTTTGATTTCTGTACCTGTTGTTCCACCTGGAGCAGCAGACTGTCCACCAAATTGGTATTGTGGTGAAGTACCTGGAGCATATCCAGCGTTTTCCATTGGCTCTGCTTCAACCATTGCCATTTCAAGGTAATCTTCAAATCTTAATCTTGTTTCAGATTCAGCTTTTAGATACCATAAAAATCCTGATTGACCATCTTCAGTAGAAACTTCAACCCAACCAATCTGAGCAGTGTCAGAACCGTTAATTTGGAAGTTATCCTTAAGAATCATTGGATTATTAGAATACTGAGTAAACGTTGGCTCGATAGAACCATTCATACCTACAGCACCTTTTCCAAAGTCAGCACCATAAACGTATAAGTTTATTTCATCAGCACCTGTTGGTAAAGCATTAGTTGCAGTTCCGTATAGTTTTATAGTTAAAACAGTGTGAGGAGATGCACTAATAGATTGTACTAATCCTTTTTGAACAATAAGTCCAGTAGCGTTATCTGCCATAAGAATTGTTTGACCAACTCTCACAGCGGCTTTAGTAGGAGCACCATTAACTTGAGAAGCTGCTAAATTAATAGTTACTTCAATATCAGCGTTGTTACCAACCACTGCAGCATTTGTTACTTGAGCTTTTGGATAAGCAATGTGTAATCTATTTTGTTCAGACCAAACAACTTGATCCGATGTCATTGGCATTTCTGCGCCAACCATTCTTAGGAAACCACCTATTGTTCTGTTTCCATATCTTTCTACTTCAGCTTCGTAAAGCTCTGGTAGATACTGCTGGGAAAAGTTTTTACCTGAACCATCTGTAAAAGACAAATAGTTAGTAGATAAAGCCATTCTTTCCTGAGCAGGCTTAAGTGAAGCGGGAAAACTCCCTTGATTTAAAAAACTCATTTTTTTTTAGTTTTAATTTTTGTTTTTATATTTTATTTTTAGTTTAGAACTATCCACACCGTTTAATGCTTTCACTTGCAATCCATTAATATATATCTTACCATTTTCTTGCGTCCTTGGTTCGTTACTTATATTTTTAGATTTAGCCATCACTTCTTTAACAGCATCGGCTTTGCCTTGCTCATAAAAATGTTCAGCTATTTGATCTGCATTACTGGCAGTATAGAGGGCTTTATGATAACCTTTGTAATCTTCCACTTCACCGGAATTATTTAAGAACTTCTTAAGGAAGGTTTTAATGTTAGATTGTTGATTGGCTACGTTAGACGGATTGTTTATATTATATCTAAAACTTTTATCTCCTACGTTATATTCGAAACCTTCGAACTCGTTGTTTAGGTAGTTAGTTGTTTTAGACTTAAAGTCATCGTGTCTTAGTTTAGCTTCCTCTTGTTCCTTGTTGTGTTTGTTGAAAAAGTCTAAAGCTTTTTTCTGGTCATCTGACAATGAAGATCTTAACTTAATCTCTTCATAGTATTTGTCTTTTAAACCATTTAAAAAGTTTTTAGCTTCTGCAACTTCTTCTTTTACTGCGAGCTTCTTTTTTTTAATTTCGCGCTCGTCGTCTACTTCTTCATCATAAGAAAATTGATCTTGCATTAGAAAATCAATTTCATCGTGATTAAGATGCGGTTTTTTATGTTTGTAATATTCTCTTAATAATGTATCACCATCTACCTTAGAATAATCTGCATTAAGTCTAACATAGTCGTCTAATGTACCACCAGTATCTTGCATAAAACCAATGGCTTTTTTGATAGTTTCTGGAATAACTATAGGAGGATTAGATTTTTCTTGGATCTCTTCTTTAACTACTTCTTTTTTCTCTATTTCCTGTATTGGGTTTTTGACTTCACTTTTGACTTCGACTTTTGCATCGTTGGTGACGGGTATTCCTTCTCCCACCTTTCCGCTATCTCCGGGTGATTCGCCCACAGGTACTTTCTCTGTTTCTCCGACTGGAATGGCATCTTTTTCTTTTTTAGTTAAATCTAGTTTAAAAACTTCACTTTCTTTTCTCTCAAATGATGGTTTTTTAACTTTTATTTTTAAACTTTCTTGTTCTTCTTTTGTTGTTGACATAATAAAATAAAATAATTGTTTGTGTTATTAAAGCAAAGATGAAGGTGTTGAAGGAACTTCAGCTCCCTGTCCTTGCTCAAAGTTAATAGGTGGAGTCATGTTTTCTCTTTGGTTTTGTATTATACTTTGTTGAGTACCCTCCATTTTAACTCTTGTATCTTTTCGATCTTCTATTAAAGCTTCTTTTTGTTGCATAGATCCTATGTCCATTTGTTTTAATTGTTTATCAAACTCAAATTTAGCCGCTAGAAGCTGTTGTTTAATTTCTCCTTCTGTTTGTATTCTTTGTATTTCAAAATCAGATTTACCTTTTTCAATCTGTAATTGAGACTGGGCTAAAGCCTGTTGTTTTTGTACTTCTGCCATGGCAACTTTTTCAGCTGTTTCAGCTTGTGCCTTAGCTTGGGCTTCTATCATTTGCTGTTGTTGAGCTTGATCTTGTCTTTGTTTCTTTTTTCGCCTTTGAGAAAGCATTTGATTGGCAAGTTTTATATTGTTTATCTGCCTTAAATCTATTGCGTCTTCTAAGTTTATTGACTGTTGTTGCAATGCTATTTGTATGTTTTGCTCTAATAAAGCTTTTTCTTCTTCATCAGGTTCTACACTTAAGTATATCCCAAAATCATGAATATTAAGATTTTTTAACTCATCTAACGTAGCTACATTATACCTACTTATACTATCTTCTAGTGACTGTTTAGTAAGAGGAAACTTTAAAGAATCAGCAACTCTTAATGTTATATTTTCACAAACTCTTGATGTTAGATAAAGCATAGCTTGTAACAAGTGTCTTGTCGCTACATTAGATTGTGCTGCTGCAAGTTTTTGTAATCCAACTAAACTATCTTCAAGAGGAGCACTTCCGTCTCTAGCTTCATTTAATCCGGTCACATCTCTTATCATTTGTAGATAGTACTGATAAGTCTGTATAAGAGCTTGTATTTTAGCCATACCATTGGAAGACTGTAGTTCTTGTATAGGAACTTTACCAGGGTTCATGTCTCCGTCTTGTGTCATACTTCTACCAACAATAGAACCTGTTTGGAAATACATGTTCAAGGCTTCAGCTGGATTATAATTTGTACCATTACCAAGATCAACCTCGGCTAAACCATCCATATCTACATACACACCATCTGGAACTATACGAGCTAAAACTTGTTGTAACTTTAAGTGAGTGAGTTGTATCATGTCAGCAAAACCAGTTACTCTTTCTATTAGAGAAGCAATTCTGCCTTTATATATTTTAGGAGCGCAGATTACATAGTTCATTTTCACTCTAGTAGTATCAGAAACAGGACGAGTCATATTTTTTGCTTTCTCCCATTGTAACATTAGTGGATGTCCTAATATCTTAGCGCCCTTGTACAAGACTTCAATACTTCTAGAGACTTTTTTAAATCCATCATTCTCTGGTGGATTAAAAGTATCTGGCTTTTCTAAAGCTTTTTCTAATCCATTAGCTGTTTCTTTTATTTTAAATACTTGATCAACATATGTTTTGTATTCAAAATATAAAACTTGAACATTCTCGTTATCGTAAAAACCGCTCCAATTTCTCAAATACTCACTATTGCCTCTATATTTTTGTATAGTTTCTAATTCTTCATCTGTTAATTGAGGAAATTGTTTCTTCAAGTCTTGAAGAGATATGTTTTTTACTTCACCTACATAGTATATATCCTCAAAATTTGGATCTTCTGTGTATGAGTAAACTAAATTAGCTGGATCAACATAATCAACAACTATTCCTTCAGCTTTATTCCAATCAGTTTTTACAGCACCTATACCTAATGTAACTAAATCTTGAGTAAATCTTTTTTTAGTTAATTCAAATTTATTTTTTTCTAATATATTTTTTAATAACTCTTCTTCAGCTATTTCAATTGATTGTTTGTAGTCTAATTGAAGGTGTAATTCTAATTCATCTTCACTTTCTAAAGCTAATTTTTTCTGTTGATCAGACTGCAAATCCATACCAAGTATTTTTTGCGTTTGCTCAATCATCTCTCTTTCCTTAACATCTCTCATTAACTCTTGTGCGTACTTAGTTCTTTTGTTTGTTGACTCTGGATCACAAGCGTATGCTCTTACATTATATTCTTTCTCTGTTAATCCATTAACCACTATGTCTAAAAACTTAGGTATAACAGGAACAGGTTTCCAGTCTAGGTTTAAATACGATAAATCTCCATTAATTGATAACTCATCTTTGTACTTTTGTACTGGTTGCTCAGCTCGCGCGTATAATCTTAATGTGTGAAACGTGTTCATATTAACAGCATATCCACCGTTTCTTTCTGCACTACCCATTCCTCCACGATAATTTCTAAACCATTGACCTTCTATCGCTTGACCTACTTGAGATCCGTATTCAAACCCATTTTTTACGGATTCAGGAACTACTTGATCAGGAAATGAGCTGTAATTAGTTGTGTTGATTTTCATTTATTCTATTATTTTTGAAAGTAAACCTTTATTATCGTATTTTTTTATACCTAAATCCCTAGATATTAATTTTCTATCCGCGTTTGGTTTGTACTTATTCTTATTGCAAGCCATTATAGCTAAACCAGAACTTATTGAAGCATCGTGTTTTGTCCTGTTATTTATATTAAATTTAGCCCAATCTTCTAGCGTTTTTTGAAAATACATATCACCATGAGAATCTCCTTTTAAACCTACATGCTCTTCTATATATGACTCTATAGCTGCGGCATGTGCTTGTTTTATATCTTCGCTTGAATTAGGTATTCCACCAATTTCTTTTTCAGTTACAGATAACTTATTCCAAACCTTATCTGGACGATTAATACTAAAGCCCCTATATCCTCTTCTTTTTAAGTAGTACAGTAATCTAGGCTTGTTGTTTTCTGCTAATAAAGGCATACCGTAGAAAACCAAAGCCATTAAAACATCTTCAAAAAATATCTCTGCTGTAGGAGGTCTACATATATATTCTAAGAAAAAATGACTAGGTGGTGCATTTTCCATTGAAAATTTAGTTAATCCATGAAGTGATCCATTAGACCCTTTGCCATCGACAGTACCACTAATATCATAAGAGTCACAACCAAATGCTCCGATATAATCATTTCCAGGGTATTTAATTCCATTTTTTAATATAATTCTATTTTGTAAATTTCTGTCTGGAACCCAAGATATTAAAAACCTACCATTACTATTAGGATAAAAACTAACGCTAGTATCTTTTATTCCATTATCCCATTGAAAATTTCCCTTAGTAACAGCTGTTATATTGTTAGCTTCTTCATTAAAATCTATTTGTTCATATATTTTAGCTAAATTGAAGAGGCTGTTTTGAGTTTCATCTCTAAAGGCATGTTTTTCGGTCCTAGGAAACTGCCTGTAATATTCGTTCAGTGCATCTGAATCTGACTTTAAACCATCTACTTCATTATCCCAATGCTCAATTACTCCTGTTGTAATTTCAATACCGTCTCTTCCGATTGTTTTATTTTCTGGCGTAGTGAATATAGGTAATCCAAAAGTATCCATGAATCCTTCGTAGTTCCATTCCATAGGGATGAAAAGAGAGTAGAGGCCAGAAGCTGTTTGTCCATTTCTATTTCTTTTTGTAACGTCTGAACTGTAGTATAGTTTTTTGAAGTTGTCTCCACCTTTATCTAATGCGTTTGAAGTTGAGCCCATCATACACTTACCAACGATTCTACGTCCTAGTCTTAGTGTAGTTTTTGTAACTCTCCAGTTGTTTAATATATTATCAGGTCTTTCCCATTTACCACTTTCATCATGAGCTAATATTTTTAACTTTTCACCATCATAAGAGTTATCCCCTGTATTTTTCCAATCTATAGTAGTATCTAATCCCTGTAGTTCTCTAAGTTGTTCTTTGCTTTCTATTTTACGTCTAGTAAGTTTTGAAGCTGGGACTCTATATGCCAGTTCGGTCTTAGGACGATCCATACCATCCTGGATCGGCTTGAAGAAAAACGGATAGTTAACGGATATCGGGAC